ATCTTTGTACTTCGCCAGATCAGCCTTGAGCTCCGCTACAGTCGCCATAAAAAAACTCCGGTGGTTAAACTGCGCACAGTCTAGTCACCGGAGTTTCTCCAAGAGAAGCAGGTCGTTTACTGATCAGTAAAATTTACTGGTTGTTAATGTCAGACTACTCCACGGCCACGAGGGATTCGGATAAATCGAGGTACTTTTGGATGTCGTCTATTAGATGAGAGTTGTTGGCATCATAGTAGTAAGTTGCACATTGCACTTCTTGCTGAAGAACAACATCATCACCAGCAAAATTTCTATCGAAAAAACGGTGATTATCAGCCTCTATCCAATTGTACCGATGCTTAACCAAAATGGTTATTTTTTGAGACTCTATACCTCCTAGGTTTATATTATCTGGTACAACTTCACTGTCTGTACTCCAGTTATTCTCATGTTCCATTGCGCTATCAAATATTTCCGAACTAACTTCTTTGAGAACAATGAGGTGGGCCAGAGATCTCGCCATCCACTCGCCCGGCAGAGTGAGACTTTTCAAAAGAATCACGCCTCGGAGAAAGGCTTTTTCAATGGTCCGGAGCGGCAATGTTCCACATGCAATAACAAATTCATCCTGAAAGCTTTTTATACTTTGAGCCTGGTTATGGCCTTGGAACAACTGACATTCTCCCACATCATAAACATCTATCAACTGCTCAACAAACGGTCCCTTTTCAGGCTCGGGAATGCGGTACTCTAGATCAATAAACCGCCGCAAATAGCCGTCAGCATCCATGCCCTGCCCATAGGCAGCACGCACTGAATGCCCCAGTTGCTCGCGATCGAGCGACAGCACAAAAATGATCCCGCTCGCTTCAAAAAGATGCTTAACCGCTTCCAGCAATTCCACGGCATAAGTCGGCTTACAGCGATCCAGTTCATCCACAAAGAAGAACAACGGCTTGCCGTCGTCCACCTTTTCTACCACCCGACTCAACTGCTCTTTGAACTCTTTCACCATAGCCTTGGTGGAAGCATGCTGATTCAATACTTCCCCGGCATACGCCTCAAGGGTTCCGCCCAGCGCGTTGGTCAACTCAGCCCCCGCCTGCTCAGACGCCTCTTGATCATCACCGAAGAATTTCTCGCCCAATCCCTCAAAATCAACAGACAGTCCAAGGGTTGTTTTTACCCCCAGTGAAAGCATCTTGGGGAACAGCTTCTTGCCAATCTTCTTCAACTCCGTGAGTGCTCCCTCCAACTCCGCGCTCTTGCCTCCCATGGCGGTAAGTTGTTCGCTCATCTCGGCAATAAAGGTCAAAAAAGGATTTTCAGCATAGTCGTGTTCCCACGCATTGAACATGACGCACGGATACCCCTTGTACTCCAGGTACGCCTTCCACATTCGCATGAAGGTCGTCTTGCCGGTCCCCCATGGAGAACTCAGGGTCAGGACGAAGTCGCTCTCAACGTCCGTGAGCAAATGGGTTATGGCCCGGACGTGCGGGCCTCGGTCAAGCTTGTCCTCTTTGAACCACGGTTCTTCATTCGTCTGCCTTGCTTGTTCTTCCAACTGAGCCTTATCGAACGTCAACTCTCTGTTTCGCTTGAGCATAGTGTCACCTCTTACAACTCGAATACTCGATATCGACAACCTGTCAAGTTGAGGCATCCACCTGCACGGACTTGACGCTCGCTTCCACCTGACACAGCACACACGCCCGGTTGGTACAGCGGTGGTACCGCACCTTGAGATTCCCGCTCCACTTGGGCGAGCTGACCACCGGGCACCGCTTCCCGCACATCGGGCAGGTAGCCCCGTTCTTCGGCGAATACTCAATACCCTCACGCGCCTTGACCATGGCCGCTCCGATAGCCGCTTTCACTGTCATCGTACTTCTCTCCCGGTGTATGGGTTGTGTCTCTTTTGGCCGCCCTGTCCTGCCGGTCGCTGTCTGGTTCTGGCCCCGGTCTTGACCGAATCCGAGCGCATGACCATGGCCTTCAGGCTCGGCCCCCACTGCCAGTGAACCATGGCCAGGTGCCCGATCATGCAGTCGAGCCAGTGGTTGGCCCGGACCGCCTTCCAGATATGTTTCCCCTTCTCAAGCACCTTCTTTTCCGAGCAGAGCTGGTAAAAATACTCCGGCGGCGTCTTGGCGTGAAAGTGGAAAGGCTCCAGAATCGCTCCCGTTTCCTTGTCCATGGCCTCGTCGCTCAGCCGCCAGAAAAACAAATCCTTGAATGCATCGGTATCGATGAAGTGGAGGCGCAGCCCGCTCTTGACGGTCTTGCCGCTGGGCAGCTTTTCCGTTGCATTACCCAGTTTGACATGCACCCCGGGAGTCCGCCTGGACATGCCCTTGGTTCCATACACCACGCCGGGCCGTTGTTTTTTCAGCCACTTGTACGCCTGCATGGTCCGGCTTTCGTTTTCCCACTCGTTCCTGCCGCCGCCGGTATCCAGTGCTGCACGCCAGATGCCCATAAACTGGTCGACCGTCCCGTCCTTTCTGAACCGGGAACCATGGATCAGTTCCGAGAGCTCCTGAAAGCTGCCCACCTTGCCCTGGTCAATGATCCACTCCTCGGCGCTGTCCACGTCCGACAGCGGATCCACCCAATGGGCACAAGTCGAGTAGTAGAAATAGTCTTTCTGCATATCCACGGAAAAGGTGACGGCCTGGGCACGATCCGGGACCACCAGAGGCGGCAGCTCAGGCAGAACAAATTGCTTGAGCCGGTCCTCATCCGATTCGGACACAACCACGTCACCCGGCTGGGCCGCGAACCCGTTGAACCACGATTTCATTTTCTCGGGCTTGCCCTGCGCCTCGAACCAGGCAGCCATGACTTCGGATAGCGAAACCCAGCGGGAGTTCCATGACGGCAGATGGGCAAATACCCGGACCGGGCGATCGATTTCCCTGTCGTACTCCAGCCGCCCGTGACGAACAGCTCGGTTCCGGATCTGGTCGGTCCAGTGCCATGCACACTCGCAACATTCATAGTACGCCGACTTTTTCTGCCGGATCGCAGCCGGATCACGCATCCCTTCAGGCACCTTGATATTTTCAAACTGCATCACCTGATGGGTCCCGCAGGCCGGACACTTCGCCGCCCATTCAACCCTGACATCCGCGACCTTGCGCTGCTCCCATATCCAGCTTTCGCCCTCATAACCGATGGGCTTCCCGGTCCACAGCAGCTTGTACAGATTCGCGTAGGAGTTGAAACGCTCCCGAAAATCCTGATGCGCACCTTCAGGGAACATATCCGGCTCATCACCCAGACCATCCAGGGCGGAAAGGGAAGCACGCTTGGACAATGACCCCATCCAGCGCCCGGTAAACGATGTCCCGTTGTCGAGCGTGATCTCGGTTTTGACCACCGAGTCCCGCTTCCTGCCGAGAAACCGCCGGAGTTGGGGGCTGTTCTCAAAAAAGGGAATCAGTTTTTTGTCGAACCATCCCTGCGTCAAGGTTTCATCAGGTAATGCCACCTGCCTCGGACCGGGCCGCTCGATACCACGACGGGCAAGAAACCCTTGGCCGAACAACGTCTTTCCGATCTGTGGTCCGGCAACCACAAACATCTCGCGTACCCAGGGCGCCAGCAGCAAATCCCACAATGGAGGGAAATACGGGGAGAGCGTCGGATCATACCGTCCGCCTTTCATCGGTCCTTCGGGAACAATCACATGGTCGCGCATCCATTCGCCGGTGGTTTTCTCGGAAATGGTCGGCGCCATGACCGCGCATTCATTCGGTGTGAACTCAGAGCGCAGCATCAGCACCTCCTTCCACAACATCCAGCTCGACCACGAACACCCGCTCCCGGGCAAAGGCAGCCAGCCACTCCTGCTTTTCCTGCATGTAGATTTCGGCCAGTTCCGGTATCAAGCGTTCCACAAAAGCGGAAACCTCGTGGACCTTGCCCTTGTCACCACCGACCAGATCAATCAGCTTGGCAGCCCGATCCAGCCGCTGGCCCAGAAACACATCCACCGCAGCCTCGGCCTGTTTCACGGAAAATCCGTCCAGCTGCAGCGAAAAAAACGCCATCCGTGCCGCCAGGTCCTGCAGATGATCCTCGACCGAGCAGTGTCCGCCTTCTTCTCGCTGCCGCTTGATGCGCTCGCGCCGTGCCTTCTCCTGAGCAAACAGCAGTTCAGCTTCCGCCTTGGCGTCGGCCCGTTCCTTCTCCTCCCGGCTCAAGGTCTTGCCCGACTCCACCCGCTTGACGTATTGCGATGCATAGGCAAGCAGTGCCTCGGCCTCGAACACGCCCTCGGCATTCTTGCCGATCTTTCCTTCACGAGTGTGCCGGCTGAAATTCGACTTGTTCGAGGCGTAGCCCTCACCAACCAGAAAATCGATGGCATCCTTTTGCGTGCCGAAAACACGACGATCCCTAACCATTCTGCCCCTCCTCGCACCGCTCCAGAAGTTTCGTCACATAGACCGGCCCCTTGATGCAGTAGCCGAACACATCGACCACCCACACTTTTTTGCCGTTCTTCAAAGTCCGCTGATACGGTTTGCCCTCGGCCATGACGGTACTCAGTGTCATCCTGCCGCCGATCTTGGCACTCATGGAGTAACGCTTTCCCCTAACTATTCCTGACCTGTCAGGACGTTTCAGGTATTTCGAAGTCCAACAGGCTTCAAATTCGTCATCCGACAATAAAATATCATTCATGAAATTCACTGTGCTGCCTCCATCGGTTTCATGAAATTCCGGTACGTGACCACCTCATCACCGATTTCGGCCAGCCATCCTTGAACAACGGTACGGTTGCAGAGATCCCCCACCCGTGCCGAGACAGCCGCATCCATTTGGCCCCCGCAAACCCGGCCGGAAGGTTGAGCCACGTACAACTCGATTCGGTTTGTCATCAGCAGTGTGCGCAATGCTTCGATGGACTCCGGCAACCGTTTCTGTGGTCCTTGTGCTGGTGGATGCACTCCCCCTCCCCTCGGTTTGGCAATGACCGCTGACCGTCCAACTTGCAGGCGCGGAGGAAGCCCCTCCTTGATCCATTCTCGGAGGTCGCCCCCATGATCTTTGATGTAGTCTCCGGGGTCTTTCCCCAGGGGAACAGGCCACCGCTCACACTGTGAAAATGTCTGTTTCCACCACTGCTTGGCCTTGGTTTGCTGTTTGAGCGTGCGCTCATCTTCCTCGGTTTCCGGTGTGAACAGTTCAAAGTCGAGCGCGTTCCCGATCCAGAGTGCCGCCTGAAGGCGTTTCCACGCTCGGTCATCGGGTTTACCGCTCAATGTACCGAGAGCGATCGCCCCCACATCCAGACTTCCGGCAGCGTACTCTACCGCCACACCATCCAGCTCGGCCTCGACGACCATCCAGGCCTGTGCATTCTCCCTGGTCAACATCGGCCCCATGGCCGAACCGGGCATCACGATGTATTTCTTGTCCGCTCCCCACTGGGCCATGGCTTCCGGCGTCCGCCTGAAACGAACCCGCTGCAACACGCCTTTCCAGATAAAAGGGACCACTATGCCGATCGGCATCCAAAGGCGCTTGGGTTTCCCGGTCTTGTGGTTGGTTTCCTCGGGCAATGCCCACGCGGAACGTGCACGGAACAGATCCTTTCCGCTTTCACCGGGATTCCATCCGAGCTTGAATCGCCGCACAGCTTCCAAAGGCACACCGCGCTCAGCCAGATAGTCGAGCTGCTTATGGTTACCCAGCAGCTTGCCATGGGCCCAGTCAACGAGCTCGCCGGACTTGCGTCGCCATATCTCGGTCGGAGCCTCATGCTGCTTGGGATGGAACGCAGCCCTGGGCCGACGAGGCTGGGCGCAGCGAACAGGAGCCTGTTCAGGATCACGCCCGACTTTTTCGCACGCCTCCCGGAAATCCATCCCGCAGTATTCACGCAGCAACTCGATATTATCTCCACCCTTGCCGCATCCGCTTCCTTCACGGCACCACCATGAACCACTGCCTCCATTTTGTTCCGGCCAGACATGAAAGCGATCCTCACCGCCACACCCCGGACAGGGGCTGGCATATTCCCCGCCCTTGGCGCTTGAAACATATTTCGGCTCGATTCCCATCTCCCGAAGCAGATCCAGAACATTCATGAAATACCTCCTGGACGATTGGACCAAGTGGACCGAGGCACAATGAGAAGTGTCCAACATAATAATGTATTCATATTCCTTACTCTTTTTTTCTTTTTGGACGATTGGACCAAAAAAGAGGTATAAAAATATTGTGAAAACATAGTTTCTCTTTAGATCAGAAAACGGCTGAAACGGTTCCTAGGGTCCAGACGCACCTATCCCTTCAATCATTTCAGAGAGTTGAAAACATGGACGATAACAGTTTGCCGTCCGTCCACTCGGTCCAATGGTCCATCATTTCTTCCATTTTTCCGACTCGATCTGCTCAAGTGTTTCCGCGAGAATCCCGACACCGAGATAACGATAGGTGCCGACCTTCTCCCGCTTGAACCGCTTCTGCATGAGGTTTCCGAAAATCTTCTGGGGGATGGTTTTCTTTTTCGAGTAGTTCCGCTCGAAGAACCAGCAGAACACGTCATAAATTGCTGTGGCCCCCACCCAGACGGAAGAGTCATCGGACACGAAACAGCACTCATCAAGGAAGTCGGCAAGCAGATCCTCGTCACGCCGGTATTCAGCGGTGGCTTCAAGCACTTTGCCCGGAGGATTGAGTCCATACTCCTGCCACTCAAGGCATCCCTGAACCAACCAGGCTAAAATCCCTGAGTGCTCTGCCCTGACCTTTTCTCCAAGCTCGAGATCAACTGGCCGTTCATTTTCTGACCGAGGCTCCCGTTTGACAAAGCTCAGCTCAAACGGGACAAGGTGCATCCGTTCCCAGAACGCAAAGTCATCAGCCGAAGCATGCGGCTTATGGTTGGTGAGCAGGAAAAGCTGGTGGGATGGCTTGAACGAAACCATCCGCATATTGCCGTATCCATGACGGCCGGTCAGACTATCGCCACCGGAAAACCATTTCACACGGCTGGCGCTGAACTTTCTGCCCTCATCCGTTTCAGAAGCAAAAGCGAGCCGCCGGCCACGAAGGGCCATGATGTCCGGTGTAGGGCCAGAGGAATTTCTGGACACGCCCTGGTCAAGAAGCATTTCCGCAGGAATTGGCCCGGCCAGATCACCGAGAACTTCCTGGATTGTTTCCACCATGTAGGATTTGCCGTTACGCCCCTGACCATGAAGCACGGCAAACACATGCTCCGGAGCAACGCCGAAGCAGGCATACCCGAACAGGCGACGAAGGTAGTCCGCCATTTCCTGATCATCGCTCATGATTTCAAGGACTGACTTCTCCCACGCCTCACGAGGAGCATCGATCCCCTCCCACTTTGTCGGGCTGGCCTTGAGAATATAGTCCCCCGGCTCCCCCTCTCGAAGCACACCAGTTCGAAGGTCCAACACTCCGTTGGCACACCCGAGCAACCACGGATCAGCGTCCAGCTCATCGCCCAGAATGTGCAACGGCTCTTCGCGCATGGTGTGAGCGAACTCCAGGCACTTGTTGCGGCCATTGTCGTTCCGCAACTGGTTGACCTTCTTGGCAACCATGTCATGAAGAGAATTCAGCCGCTTGGCTTCTTCCTTGTCTTCGGCGTTGAGATACTGCTTCCAAAGCTGCCGGCGTTCCTCGTCGTAAACATCGACCACGTCTTCGACCGCGGCCTTGGCCGTATCCAGTTCGTCCAGGTTCCAGTGCGCTCCATTGAACCAGAGCCATTCCTTGGTCTGTTTGTTGAAAACATACTTCCCCCGATGAAGCGCCGCATACAAACGCCCATCGCCCAGCTGCCCGGATCGGGCACACTGCTGGATGAACTCCGAAGTCAGCTTCTCCTCGGCCGGGGCCTCACCACCGACAACAGCCTCTTCTTCAGCACGCCGAGCGGCAATCTGCTCCCGGATAGTCAACCCAGATCCACCTTCTCCAGTCCCTTTCACATCAGCCATGGCCCCTCCCCGGAAGTGTCACAGCACACCAATATCAATGGCAAATTCCCAAATTCCCACCCAACAAAAACCCCACAACCAACCACCCCACACGCTATATGCGACCCCTGTATCTGGAGCTCCAGGAAGGACCCATGATACAATTCGTCCCCTTTGGACGATTGGCTTGATTGCTTATTGGGGGGAAGGAGGGGGAGAGTAAAACCCCGCTCACAGGCTAAGAGAAAGGAGGCGACCATCCTGGTCGCGTCATTATGAGACACTATCCAAGTGGATAGAGTGCAATTCACCTTTAATTCACCTTTTAAGGTGAATATGGAGGAGTCAAGATAGGGTAAATGGCAGCAACAACCGTTATAAACAGTGCCTTGATAAAGCATATTTAGCTTCGCAAGGCAGAAGTCGGGAGTTCAAATCTCCTCGTCTCCACCAAATAATATAGGCACTTACGAATATATTCGCAGGTGCCTTTTCTCATTTGTAGACCAGTTTTTCGGTTTTGGCCTACATCAGGACATCAAGTATCCCACAATTCCCACTTTTTCTTTATTCCGCGCTTCGCCATACCCAAGAGAACCACCCCCGAATTGACGACATCCATTTCATGTATTAGATGTCGCATCTCGCATTTTACCGATAGGAGCCCACCATGTCTTCGAGCCACCCTGCATCGTCGTGGAATTTTCTCACCAACCATACCCATGTCCTGCTCTGTCTGGAACAGGATGCATCCATGCGCATACGCGATATTGCGGCGCAGGTGGGAATCACGGAACGGGCGGTGCAGCGAATCATCGCCGAGCTTGAAAAGGATGGCTACCTGGAGCGAACACGCGAAGGGCGGCGCAATGAGTACACCATTTCCCGCAACCAACGACTTCGCCATCCACTGGAACAGGATATCCACATCGGCCAACTGCTCGACCTGCTCCAACACCCAGAAAACAAGGAAAACAGATGA